CCCCGCGGCGCGGCATCCGCCACAAGCGCCTCTACGCCCCCGCCGAGCCCACACCCACACAGAACACCGACCCCGGACCGTAGTCCCGTGCGGTCCATCTCCGGCGCCCTCGCCACCGCCCAGAAGGCCGCGATCCGCCGCCCCTACCTCCGCGTCATCGTCAGCGACCGCCACGCCGGCATCCGCCGCCTGCGCTGGGCACAGTGGTACGCCGGCGGCGAAGCCGATAACGGCCACGCCGCCGTCGTCGCCGCCGACGGCTCCCTAATCCGCGCCCGCTTCGACGGCATCACCCTCTACCGCTCACGAGTCACCACACCGGGCGCAGGTTCCGACTACAACAACTGGACGGAATGGTTCGCCCCGATCACCGCCAAGGCCAACATCATCGCCTTCGCCAAGGCCGGCTCCACCCTCTGGGCGTTCGTCGTCAATAACGCCACCCAGACCCAGGTCCACGCCTCCACATCCACCGACAACGGCACCACCTGGAGCGCCTTCGCCCTCGTCATCACCCACACCTCTACCCTCAACGGCCTCGCCGCCGCCGGCAAGTCCGACGGCAACGTCGTCGTCATCACCCTTGACAGCACCACCAGCGACCTCGACGCCCACCGCTGGAACGGCAGCACCTGGACCACCTACGCCGGGCCAACCCAACCCTCCTTCAGCGGCGTCGCCGTCTTCCACTCCGGCGACTGGAACGTCATAGCCACCGCCGAGGACACCCTCGCCGCCGTCCCCGTCCAGGAGCTGCGGCAGTACCTCTTCGGCGACGGCTCCAGCCAGGCCCTCAACACCTGGAGCGCCGGCGTCGTCCTCCAGTCCGCCATCACCGCCGCCAGCCTCCTCCTCCGCTCCCCCTACGCCGCCAGGCCCGACGTCGCCCGCGCCACCTTCCGCCAGCAATTCACCGGCACCGTCGCCTACGACCGCACCCACCAGACCAACCAGCCCGCCACCGCCGCCTTCGCTGACGCCCTCTGGCGCGAGCCCATCCCCCTGAACATCGTCGGCCCCTTCGGCGTCGCCATCTCCTACGACGCCACCCAGGTATTCCTCACAACCGCCCGCTACGTCTACCAGGCCCCCCTCGCCGACGGCGCCACCGACATCACCGACCGCGTCATCAGCGCCGACCTCCACGAGACCGGCGGCGCGCCCGCCCTCTCCGAGCTGGTCCTGGACAACGCCGACGGCGCCTACACCACCCCCGGCAGCGGCGCCGCCGCCGCCCTCACCAAAGGCGCCTGGATCACCACCGCCCCCGGCTACGCCACCACCACCGGCAACGAGTTCTCCTCCGGCCCCGCCTACTACGTCGAGGGGTTCCGTCACGTCTACGAGGGCGGCCGCGCCCTACTCAAGGTCACCCTCGGACCCGCCTGGGCGCACCTCGCCCGCCATCGCTTCCCCCGCGCCGTCGAGTTCGCCGCCGCCGCCAAGAACATCTTCGGCCAGCTCCAGCACATCGCCGCCCGCGTCGGCTACGAGCTGTCATCCAGCGGCGCCAGCTCCGCCAGCGCCAACCTCTACCCGCCGCTCGCCCTGCCGCCCGGCACCTCCGCCCTCACCGCGCTCAGGCGCGTACTTGACCGCGTCCCCGACCGCATGTACGCCCGCGGTGAGTTCCTGTTCCTCAACCAGCCCCTCGCCGCAGACGCCGCCAACGCCACCTACGGCCGACCCCTCACCACCGAAGACCAGGCCATCGCCGCCGCCGAGTACGCCGACGCCCTAAAGGACGCCAACCACGCCCAGGTCTTCGCCGGCGCCGACGCCACCATCGTCGCCGAGGACGTGGACTACGCCGAGACGGCCCTCCTCTACTCCGCGCCCCGCCAGCGCGCCGACCCCTACCTCACCGCCGGCGCCGACGCCACCGCCCGCGCCGCCGCCGAGCAGCGGAAGCAGACCATCGACACCACACGCGGCGACCTCATCACCGCCCCCGTCCACTGCGGCCTCGAGGTCAACGACGTCATCGCCGTCACCGACACCCGCCACGGCCTCAGCGCCGCCAAGCGCCGCGTCCTCAGCCTCCGCACCCTCTACCGGCGCGGCCCCGGCGGCAAGGCCCGCTACGACCACCAGATCGAGCTAGGCGCGCCATGACCCAGCGCTTCGGCGACGACCCCCAGAGCATCCCAGGCAGCCGCATCATCGCCAAGGCCATCATCAAGACCTACACCGCCGGCACCCACAAGGCCGACGTGCAGCTCGTGGGATCCCACCCCACCCTCCTCTCCGCCCTCCGCGTCGCCACCAACATCCCCGCCGACGACGTCGTCGCCGGCCGCCAGTGCACCGTCCTCTTCCTCGACCCCTCCAACCACGACGACGCCGTCGTCCTCACCATCCAGGGCGCCCTGCCCTCCGGCGGTGGCGGCGGCACCACCGACCACGCCGCCCTCACCAACCTCGCCTACGCCAGCGCCGCCCACACCGGATTCGGCGGCACCGGCATCGCCAACACCTGGGCCGCCCTCCAGACCTTCAGCGCCGGCCTCAAACTCGCCGCCGCCCAGCAGATACAGGACTCCGGCGGCACCGGCCGCATCCTCCTTGCCACCGCCAGCCCACACGTCACCATCGACGGCAACCCCCGCCTTGGCCTCTACAACGCCATCGGCGCCGACCCAACCACCACGCCCACCCGCAAGAAACTCTACATCGAGGCCAACGAGGGCTCCATCGCCGAAAGCTACGCCTTCATCGACATGGTGTTGGCCAGCCTCACCCTCAACACCAACACCAAAAACATACTTGGCCTTAACGCCAGCGCCATCGCCACCCTCGCCTCCGGCGTCACCGGCATGAACGCCACCGGCCTCAACTTCGTCGGCGGCTTCACGGGTGGCGGCGCCGGCACTACCGTCACCGCTATCACCGCCATCTGGGCTCGTTGCGCCGCCTTCCTCTTCACCGGCACCATCACCAACATGATCGGCCTCGACCTCGTCCTGCCCTCCATCTTCGGCGGCGCCCCCATCATCACCAACTCCATCGGCGTCCGCATCGGCGACTTCGGCGCCGGCCTCGCCGCCGTCGCCACCGCCACCGGCCTCATCATCGGCGACCAGACCGGCGCCGGCACCCGCCGCCTCATCGAGGCTGGCCCGGCCACACCCAACCTTCGCCTGGAAGCCGGCGCCCCGTCCAACCCCGGCGCTGGCCTCGGCCGCTCCCAGCTCCTGCTATCATTCAACGAGAACGGCGTCGTCAGCCTGCGCCGCGTCCAGTGGAAGAACCCCGACGCCACCGGCCACATGGCCGCCGCCGACAAGATCCTCGTGGCCGTCTAACGAAAGGAGACACCACCATGCCAACCTTCACCATCGACCTCACGGACAAGGCCGTAGCCGCCCTCAAGGCCGAGGTCGACCGCACCAACGAGAACCAGGGCACGGCCCTCACCGTGCAGCAGTGGATCACCCTCCACCTGCAGGAGATCGCCATCGCCGCCCAGTTTACCGCCGCCATCGACCAGCTCCGCAAGCAGGCCGAGACCGACGCCCAGGCGTCGCTGGAGACCGCCGTCAAGACCACCCGCGACCAGCTCCTAGCCGACCTATGATCGCCCTCTACGCCATCGCCGCCGCCTACGCCACCGCCCTCCTCTGCGCGGCCCTCACCTGCGCCCACCGCCTCGCCCACGCCCTCACCATCGCCACTCCCAGGTCTCCACCACCACGCCAAGGCAGACCCCCGTCAGAATCGCCGCACAGCCCGCCTGACGCGATTGCTAACACGCCTACACACGTCCTACAATGGCCCCGTGATAACTGACCTCACCCCCCGCTTCCCCATCGCCCGCGCCTCGCCCCGCCAAACCAGCGCTCCCGCCGACATCGACACCAACGCCATCCACCACACCGCCACCCTCTACCTCTCGCCCAACGCCACCCCCACCGACGAGATCAACCAGATCGCAGTCATCCACCAGTACCACATCCGCCGCGGCTTCGCCGGCTTCGGCTACCACGGCATCGCCTTCCCCAGCGGCCGCCCCTACCTCGTCGTCCCCTTCGACCAGTGGGGCGCCAACGTCGCCGACGAGAACAACCACATCCACGGCTACGCCGCCGCCGGCACCTACACCACCGTCCCTCCCCCGCTAGCACTCCAGACCGCCCTCGCACACCTCATCGCCGCCGGCCGCCGCTACCTCAAACGCACCGTACCCGACAAGCCACACCGCCACTGGGGCGGCACCACCTGCCCAGGCGAACAATGGCGAGCCTGGGTTCCCACACTCACCAACATCGCCACCTTCATCACAAACCAGGAGGACGACATGGGCATGACCCCTGAGCAAGAGACCCGCCTACGCGCCGTCGAGGCCCAGGCCCACAGCCACGCAGCCACAGCGCCACCACCACCGCCGCCATCGCCACCGCCTGCCGGCAGGACATACACCGTCCGCGCCAGCGACGGCGCCGACGGCCTATCCGGCATCGCCATGCGCCAGCTCGGCAACGCCGCCCGCTGGCCCGAGATCGCCAGCCTAAACGGGATCCCCAAGCCCTACGTCATCCACACCGGCCAAGTCCTGAGGCTCCCCTGATGACCAACAAAACCCGCGTCGTCACCACCACCAAGATCATCACCATCGCACCCCTGCTTCCCGTCGCCCTCGCCACCCAGCAGTACCACGTCGCCGCCCTCTGCATCATCTGCGCCGGCCTCGAGACCATCGCCGACCAGGAGCGCGCCAACGTCACGCCCGCCCAAACGTAAGCCGGGGGCACAGCCCGGCAACACCAACGCCGTCAAGACCGGCTTCTTTGCCCGCGCCCTACCGGCCGCCCGCCGCATCCAGTACGAGATCGCCCTCGGCCTCGACCCCCTCGACCTGACCGACGCGATCGCCCTGCTCAAAGAGCGCATCCAGCTCCTCATCAAAGCCGAAGAAGACGCCCAGCAAGACCGACTCGACCTCCTGATCCCCGCCCTCGGCCGGTTGACACGCATGGTCGCCACCCACTACCATCTCAGCCAGTCCGACACCAACCGCCTCACCGACGCCACCCGCTCCGTCCTCGAGGACATCGAACGCACGTTGGGCCGCCCACGGGAGGACTAGCAAATGGACGCCTTCTTCACCGACTGCCAGACCGCCGCCACCGCCGTCCAAACCGCCGCGCTCGTCGGCGTCGCCACCGCCCTCGCCGCCTTCGGTCGCCACCGCCCTCGCCGCCTTCGCGTTCACCGCCGCCTACATCATCCGCACCGTTCGCCGCTGGTCCCTCTGGTCCGGTTCGACACGCCCCCCGACCGACGACTAGCCCCACGGACACAAGCACCATGCGCGACCTACTCACCATCGTCGCCATCTACACCACCGGCATCGCCACCGGCATCACCTACGCCCTCCTCGCGCTCACGTAGGCCCCAGCCTGCGCGCACCGCGCCCTCCGGGGACGGGGCGCGCCTGCGAGACGCAGGCTAGCGCCTTCGCGGAGCGCGCATGGCGGCCCCTCGGCCACGGCTCCGCACCACCCCCGCCGCGGTGGCGGCAACACCACCCGCTCCGCCGTCGCCGCCCCCTCGCGCTACCGCCACGCCAACGACTCCCATTCACCGCAACCCGAGTCGTTTTCCAGAAAAGCACCGCCCGCAGCACCCCCACGGCTGCGCTGGCGCTGCCGGCGCGGCGCCGTCAAGCGGTATTGGCGCCGTGCTCGCCTTCCACCCCCCTTTATTTTGCCTGGGCTCCTAATCGTAACCCGTCTCTCGCGGCACTCGTAACGGCCAGGGGCCGTCAGGGTGGCGCCACGCCATTTTGCAGATCAAACAGGAACAGTGGAAAGGACTCTAGAAGTTTGTCGGAAATTGGCTTAGTCGCTACACCCCCGGCGGCGCTGGCGTAGCTTACGCCCACCGTCTATCCACCATCTCCCCCCACCCATCCACCCAATCGTGCCCGGGCCGCCGCCGGCTTCGTGCCCCTCGCAGCCGGGTTCCTTAGTCGCCGTCAGGCAGCAGCTGGGGCGCACAACGCCCTCGCTTTTCACATCGGAGGTGTCTCGTGCTCGGCTCGGTTCGTCGTGACGGTTGGCGCTGGTGGGTCACGGTCCCCTGTTCTCACTGCGCCTGTAGCTTCTCCTCGTACCTCGGCCTATACCGCCTCTGTACCCCCTGCGGCCTCCAGCGCCTTGCGCTTCAGCACCGTTCACGTTTGCTCCGCAGGCTGGGGGCCCGCGGCCCCCAGACCCCCAACAATTCGGCCTCGTCATGATCGGCCCGTTCCCTCCCTGCCCGCATTGCGCCAGCACCTGGCGCTACTGCACCCCCTCCTGCCCAATCCAAACCCGCAAGCCCCCAGAAAGGAGACCCTGATGTCTGACCCCTGCCCGCACCTGGAACTCGCCATCACCGTCAACACCACCCACATCTCCCTCTACGGCACCAACCTATCCGCACCCACCGCACCGCGCCAACTCCCAGCAACCACCTTCCGCCTCGCCTGCGCCAACTGCGGCATCCGCTTCCAGCTACTCCGCATCCTCGGCCCCGACGGCCACGACACCCTCATGCTCAACGAAGAAAGGAGCTCCTGATGCCCTACGTACACGGCCACCACTGGGAACTCGCCGTCACCTGCCCCTCCTGCCACGAGCATCAGTGGATCCAGACCGCCACTGACATCGTCACCTGCATCGGCTGTGACTTCCGCTGGTGTACCCACTGCCACCCAGACACCGTCGTCACCTACTTCCCACCATCCCTCATCAGAAAGGAGTGCCCTGCCAGGACCACCGCGGCGTAACACGTCGCCACCCGCACTCGCAAACGCTTAGCAGGGGCGGCCCGCAAGGGTCGCCCCAGAAAGGAACACGCAGTGGCCTCCACTGACTACCCCTTCAGCGTCTCCAGCAAGTTCATCGACGACCACGGCACCGAGCACCTCGTCACCATCCGCGGTCAGAACATCGAAACCTTCCAGTCCCGCCTCAACGAAGCCTCCAACATCTTCCCCTACGCCGGATTCAGCGTCACCGAGAACGTCGTCATACCCGCTACTCCCACGCCTATCAACCCCCTCGCGGCCACCGAAGCCGCCGCCACAGCGGCCGCCAACGTCCGCGCCGCCACCGCCCGCATCGCCCCCCAGTGCGCCGTCCACGCCCGCAAGATGCTCCGCTCCAAGTTCGGCGACCAGGACTGGTACTGCTCCGCCAAGGTCGAAGGCGGCGAATACTGCGACCAGAGGGTCGCCGCCTAACACCAACGACCACCGGCCCGCCGGGCGGACCCCTCCCGTCCGGCGGGCCACCATGAAAGGAGCCCAACATGCGCTGCCCCTACTGCGCCAAAACCATCCGGCCCACCAACCGCCGATGCCCGTCCTGCGGTTACACCTGGACCACCTGTGCCACCTGCGGCGCCAACGGGCAGCCCCAGCTGCAACTACTCACCGAACCCCACGACTGCGCCGCCGACGGCGGAATCCAGCAAGCCCTATTCCCGAAAGGACAAGCCGCGTGAAACCCATCCACCAACCAACACCCAAACCTTCCCCCCTCATCGCCGCCATCGCCATCCTTCAATCCGCCGAGAGCGCTCGCCTTCACGGCCGCCTCACCACAGCCCGAAACAAGGCCCACGCCGCCCAGGCTCTCGTCGCCCTGTTCCTCAAGCGCATCGAAAGACTCCCCTAACTCCCCGAAAGGACACCATGACCCAACCAACACGCCCCACAAACGCCATCCAAACCGACGCCACGCAACTCGCCAACGCCCTCTACACCCTCCTCATCGAGGCCCACAACACCCACCGCCCGAACCTCAGCTACCCCATCTACCAAGCCTACCTACGCCTCCGCCACGCCACAGCCATCGCCTCCGACACACCCACCGGCGACATCCCGAAAGGAATATGACCATCGCCCACCACCGTCACCAACTACCCATCCACCAAGGGGCCGCCCTAAAGGGCGGCCCCCCTTTTTAGGCACCCGAACGCCGCCCTTCGACCGTCCACAATTATCGGCGCCGCTGCCCGACGGTCAAGCCCACAAGGGGCTCCCCCGCCCGCCGCACCCCGCCCTGACCGCCGGCCAGCCGGCGCGTTCGGCGCTTCCCTGTAACGTCCGAAGGGCGGCAACCGCGCAGCCGCGTACACCTATTGACAGTCACACGCCCCAGCGTTAGAGTCTGGGCGGTGCTTTGCGACCGCCGCCGGCGGCCCCGACAGACCGAGCCCCTGGCCTAACGGCGCGGGGCCGCCGGACAGGCAGCAGGCACCAGGGAGAGGACGGATGCAGAGCACCAACGCACCGGCCCCCGACAGCAGTGGTATAATCGCGCCCAGCACCGGATCAGCGAGGGAAGAAGGCGGTCGCCAGTCAGGTTCGCACTATATATGTTCACCCCCAGAACCTGGCGCTTCGGGCGCGGCCGTCGTAGAATCGGGCCGCTGCCACATTGTACGCGGGGGACCACCTCCAACTCCAGCTACTCCGCCAGCTCGCCAAGGCCGCCGGCTACGACGGCCCCGGCCTGATCTGCCTGGACTGCCCACGCAGCCACCACCTGCCCCCCTTCCTCCCCTTCTTCCTACCCATCCACGTCCGCGAGCACCTGGAACGCCACCCGGCCCACGCTATCCGCTGGTGGTGCTGGACCTGCACCGCGTTTGATTGTTCCCATGCCGACGCCCTCGATTCAACCCACGTTCGAAGAATCCGAGGCTATCTCGAACGACGCCGCCCTCCAGAACTTGCTCCAGTGGTATCCAGGCCAGGAGGCCCAAATCCTCGCCGCCTACCGCCGGCGCAACCCGCACCCCGGCTGCACTTGCCCTTGGCAGAGCCGCAAGGCCGGCCGCTGTTGCGTCCGAGATCGCCTCCCGCCGCCACCGCCAACGGACCGTCGCCGCCGAAGCCCAAGCGCCCGCGGCCAGTACCGAGAGCAGATAAACAGGTGAGCGGCCGGGGAGGACGCAGACCAGGAGCGGGCGCGCCGCGCGGCAACAAGAACCGCATGCTCCACGGGCGCTACTCCGGCGACCCCGACACCCGCCGCGTCTCCGCCGCCCTCGCCCAACTTCCGGTCGACGTCCGCCGCCAGCTCCTGCCCTACGTCAAGGAAGGCCTCGGTTCAATCAAACGCCGCCTCGCCTGGGTGGTGCCCGACCTACGCGCCACAGACACAGACCCGACCCTCCTCCATTTCCCTACCGCCACAACAACAACACCGCCGGTTCAATCAAACCCCCGCCTCGTGCCGCTCGTCCTCCGCCTCACCGCCGCCGGCCTCTTCGGCGCCGGCCCGTTCGTCCGCGACCACGCCGCCGCCGCCGACATCATCGACGCCGCGCTAGACCACGTCGAGCAGCACCCGGAAGGCATCCACAACCCAGGCGCAATCATCCGGTATCTCGTCCACCAGGAGGTCGCCGAGCCGGACGGCGCAGGCCTCCGCTGCCCGTACTGCCGGTGGACAGATCGCCACCGGAGACAGGAGCACACCTCATGATCGAGCCCGACGACACCAACCTGGACGACGAGATAAACACCTGGACCGCCAACGGCGCCGGCCTACTCCACCGCATCCGCGACCGCCGCCGCAAACTCCAGACCGCCGACCGGGAGCTGGCCGCCGTTGAAGCCCGCACCATCGACGCCCTGCGCGAGCTCAGCGCCATTAAGGCCACGCTCTCATGAACGGCGACCGCGACCCGGAAGGCTGGACCTGGCCCTACGTCATGCTCTTCCTCATCCTCCTACTAGCCTTCGCCATCTGGTCCGCCCAGCTCGTCCCATGACAAAGCCCATCTACACCGCCCGCCTGGACCGTTGCACCATCGCCACCGACAGCAAGACCGGCGCACCCCTCCCCCTCCGCCTCCAGATCACCATCCCCAGATACGCCACCGGCCTCGCCATTCTACGCGACATGACGGAAGGCCGCCTCCCTATCACAATCACCATCGACGCCGTTCAGGCGCACCTACCCGAACCCGAATGACCATCCGCCTCCGCCCCTACCAGACCGAGCCCGCCCGCGCCATCCTCCGCGACGCCCGCCTGGGCGGCGGCAACACCTTCACCGTCGTCATGAGCCGCCAGGCCGGCAAGAACGAGCTCAGCGCCTGGATCGAGAAGGTCCTCCTCGTCGCCAACATGGCGAACCCCCAAGCCGTCGGCGTCAAGACCGCCCCCACCCTGACGCCGCAGCTCCGCAACAGCATACGCCGGCTCCGCGCCCACCTGGACGCCGCCGGTTTCCATGGCTCCTACGCCCTGGAGGAGGGCCACCTACTCACCCTGGGCGCCGCCGCCTGGAACTTCCTCAGCGCCTCGCCGGGCGCCTCCGTCCTGGGCGCCACCGCCGGCCTGCTGCTGGAGGCCGACGAGGCCCAGGACATCGACCGCGACCGCTTCACCAAGGATTTCCGGCCCATGGCCGCCAGCACCGCCGCCACCACCGTCCTCTACGGCACCCCCTGGGCCGAGGACGACCTGCTACTAGCCACCGTCGCCGAGAACAAGCAACGCCAGCGCAAGGACGGCCTCCGCCGCCACTTCGAGTACCCCTGGCCCGAGGTCGCCCGCCACCTCCCCGCCTACGCCCGCTACGTGGCCGCCGAGCGCCTACGCCTCGGGCCCACGCACCCCCTCTTCACCAGCCAGTACGACCTCACACCACTACCAGGCACCGGCCGGCTGCTATCGCCCGCCCAACTCGCCAACATCCTCGGCACCCACCACCGCCGCCACTTCGCCAAACCCGGCGACACCTACGCCGCCGGCCTGGACGTGGCCGGCGAGGAGACCGACCCCCTGTCACCCCGCGACCGCGACCATAACGTCCTCTGGATCGCCCGCGTCACGCCCGGACCCAAACACCAACTCCCCCTCTCGGAGACCGTCGCCATCTACACATGGCAGGGCACCGGCCACGACGCCCTCTACGCCCACCTCCACCGCCTGCTAACCGAAGTCTGGCGGATCACACACATCGCCGTCGACGCCACCGCCGCCGGCGAAGCCACGGCTATCCTCCTGGCCCGCTCACTCGGCGGCCACAGGGTGACAGCTTACAAGTTCACCGAGCAGAGCAAGTCCCATCTGGGCTACCAGCTCCAGGCCGCCGCCAACACCCGCGCCCTCCGCCTCTGGAAGGCGGACGGCAGCGCCGAGCACAACGAGGCCACCCGCCAGCTCCGCCTCTGCCGCGCCGAATACCGGCCCAACCGCACCGTCCGCTGGCACGTCGACCCCGCCCAGGGCCACGACGACTACGTCGCCGCCGCCGCCCTGGCCGTCGAGGCGGCCACCAAGGCGCAGCCCCGCACCGCCAGAGGACGCACCCCATGAACACGGCCTGGCTCCCCGTAAAGGACGGCGACCACCGGGCTTACGCTATCTACAGACGCCACTACTCCGCCACCAAGAACCCCAACCCGAAGCAGCGCCAGTTTGTCGGGCCGGGCCAACACATCGTCCTCCTCACCCTCCGCTGCGACGCCCTATTCGTCTGGCGCAAGTTCATAGATCACAGCGGCCAGGAAGGCGTCAACTGCGCCGTGTTCCGCAACGAAGGACGTCAGCTCTCCAGCGACCTAATACTCGACGCCGAGCAGTGGGCAGCCGCCCGGTGGCCCGCCCAGCGCCTGTACACCTACGTTAACGCCAATGCGGTAAGCTCCCCAAATCCGGGCTACTGTTTCAAAATGGCGGGCTGGACAAGATGCGGGACCACGAAGGCAGGCCTCATAATTCTAGCAAAACCCGCCCGTGGTAGAATCCCCACAGCGCCATGACCAACGGCCCGCCGCTCCCCCAGCTCCTAAACAGCCGCGACCGCCAACGCCTCCAGCAATACACCGACGCCCTCGCCTTCTACGACGGCAAGCAGTGGCCCGCCGCCGACCCCCGCACCCGTAGTTCCCGCCACCTCACCCTCAACTACGTCAAGACCATCATCAACAAGACCTCCACCTACGTCATGCAGGGCGCCACCATCAACGCCATCCCACACTCCGAAAGCCAGGAGCACGTCACCGCCGCCGCCGCCGTCGAAGCCTACCTCGCCAACCTCACCGACGCCAACGGCCTGGCCCGCCTGGACCTCGTAACCGAGGTCGACGCCGCCGTCCTCGGCGACGCCGCCTACAAGGCCACCTGGGACACAACCGAGCAGCGCGTCGCCATCACCGCCCCCGACGTCCGCGGTCTCTTCCCCTGGCCGCATCCCACCGACCCTACACGCTTCACCCGCGTCGCCCACCGCTACACCCTCCCCCGCGAGGACGTCATCGCCTTGTGGGGCATCGCCCCACACGACAAGACCGCCGAGATCATCGAGGACTGGACAGACAAGACCCTGGACATCTGGATAGACGGCGGCCCGGCCCCCAGACTCAGCCAAACCAACCCCTACGCCCTCATCCCCTTCATCATCTACCCCAACGCCCAGGTTCCAAAGCGCTGGTGGGGCGAATCCGACGTCCTACCCCTCAAGGAGATCGCCCAGGAATTCAACCGCCAGATGACCCGCGTCAGCAACATCATGGAGCTTTCCGGCTTCCCGATCGCCGTCCTCGAAAACGTCGACGAGGCCACAGACATCGCCGCCCAGCCCGGCGCCGTCTGGGAACTACCCGAACACGCCAAGGCCTACCTCCTGGACCTCCTCCAGGGCGGCGGCGTCCGCCTCCACCTGGACTACACCGACCACCTGTTGCGCGCCCTCCACGACCTCAGCGAGACCCCCCGTACAGCCTTCGGCGGCACCGACCGCGACCTCAGCGGCGTCGCCCTCCAGGTCGAGATGCAGCCCCTCCTACAGAAGGTCGAGCGCAAGCGCCTCATTCGCAGCGACGCCTACCGCCTCCGTGCCGCCCTCGCCCTCCGCCTTTCCGACGCCTTCGCCAACACCACTTACACCGACTCCATCGCCGGCCTCACCGCCCAATGGGCCACAATCACACCCCCCGACCAGGCCCTCGACGCCGGCCGCGAGGTCGCCCTCGTCGGCGCCGGCATCCGCAGCCGTCAGACCGCCCTCTCTAACCTCGGCGACCCCGACCCCGAAACCGAGCTCACGCGCGTCATCGACGAGGCCAAGCGCCTCGGCGCCCTCGCTCAGTCCCTACAGCCCACCAGCCTACCCGCCCAGCCACCGTCTAATGCATAACACCGCTCACCTACTCCAAACCCTCGGCTTCACCGCTCAGTCGTCAGCCTGCGCCCCCCTCGGCTGCAAAGGCGTAGACCCCCTGGACCCCCTCCACGCCTGCCAGCCAACCGGCGCCTGGTCCCCCGTCCCCATCACCGGCACCTGACAGGGCGCACACCCCGCGGCCGGTCCGGCCTTCCTCTTCATCTACGGCGCCGCCCTCCTCCTCCCCTTCCTACTCCCACCAGCCGCACCAGCAGCAGCCCCAGCGGCACCCGCCATCGGCACAGCTTGGCGCTGGTCCACCCCAGTCACCCGGCCCGGAACCTGGCAGGCGATATGGCAAGCCCTCACCAACGCCCCTTGACACGCAACGCGAAACCCGCTTAAGCTGCTTATCGAAATGCCCGACGCAGACGGCAACCCCACAGCCGAAGAGGCCGCCGCCACCATCGCCGCCGCCCGCCAGCACCAGGCCGACGCCGCCGCCCTCCAGGAACAGCTCACCCAGGCCCAGGCCCGCAACCTTGAGCTGGAGGTCGCCGCCCTACACACCGCCAACCCCGACCTCCCGGACGCCGCCTTCGAGGGCGCCGACCTCGCCGCCATCCAGGCCACCGTCACCACCGCCCGCGCCGTCGCCGACCACACCCGACAGACCATCGAAGCCGCCAAGAACGGCGCCACCAACGCCGCCACCGCCGCCGCCATCGTCGCCGCCGCCGCCGCCGCCACAGGCGCCGGCACCACCCGCCAACCACCCGGCCCCCCCGAAGGCGTCAAGGGAATCGACCGCATCAAGTTCGGCCTCGCCCAGAGGAGCTAACCAATGGCCCTGACCCTCGCCGAAGCCGACAAGTACAGCACCAACCAGGTCCTCGTCGGCGTCGCCGAGATCACCATGGACCAGAACCCCCTCCTCGGCCTCCTGCCGTTCACCCCCATCAGGGGCAACGCCCTCCAGTACCAGCGTGAGCTCGCCGCCAGCGCCCCCACATTCATCGCCGCCGGCGGCACCGTCACCGAGGGCGTACCCACCACCAGCCTCATCACCACCGCCCTGAAGATCCTCATCGGCGACGCGGACATCGACAACTTCCTCCGCGTCACCCGCTCCAAGGACCAGGACCTACGCGCCGAGCTGCTCGCCATCAAGGCCCGGAACTTCGCCGACACCTGGGGAGACGCCGCCATCTACGGCAGCATCGACGCCGCCGCCGCCGAGTTCGACGGCCTCCACCAGATCATCCAGGACGACGTCACAGCCCAGCAGCTCCACGCCGGCGCCACCACCGTGCCCGGCGTCGGCACCTTCACCCTCCTACGCGAGCTCGTTGACCTCGTCCGCCCCCGACCCACCGTCCTCATCATGAGCCGCCGCACCCGACGCGGCATCCAGAAGCTTGCCGTCTCCCAGGGCTGGGACCTCGCCCTCACCACCATCGCCGGCATCGACCGCCAGGTCCAGACCTTCAACGAAGTACCCATCCTCGCCTGCGACTTCATCACCGACACCGAGACCATCACCTCCGGCGCCTTCCTCGCCAAGACCGGCGGCACCGCCTCCACCATCTTCGCCTGCCGGCTCGCCGAGGACGGCCTCTTCGGCATCTCCGCCGACGACCCCAACGCCCAGGACGACCTCGAGCGCATCATCCAGGTCGAGGAAGTCGGCGCCCTGGAGACCCAGGACGCCCGCCGCACCCGCCTCAAGGCGTACACCGCCCTCTGCGTCAAAGCCAGCCAGGCCATCGGCCGCATCGACGGCATCAGCTCCGGCGACTGGACGAACTAACCATGGCGGGCATATGGTGCCCCCGCTGCCAGACCAGAACCCTCCTAGAGCAGGACGACCAGAGCTGTTCCAACTGCGGCCGCAAACTCGTCATCGCCGCGCCCACGCCGCCGCCACCACCACCACGCGGCCCACGCCCCAGGAAACCCACCACCAAACCCGCGGACTAACGGAGCGCCGCTAGGTGCCGACCACCCTCGCCACCATCCGGGGCCGCCTCCAGACCG